CAGGTGTCGTCGATCTGGTCGGCGGCGCCGCCCAGGCCGGTGATGCCCGTCGGGCAGGCGAACTTCAGGACGGCCGGGCCGTCGCTATCCAGGGGGTTGATGACGTAGAGCTCGGTGCCCTGCGTCTTGACTGTGCCAGTGGTCATGATGGCCTCTTGAAAAAGAAAACCCGGCGTTCAGCCGGGTCGTTGCGGGAGGCCCGGCGTTCAGCCGGGCCAGTGGGGAAAGCTCAGTGGTCGATGAAGAAATCGAATTGCAGGGTCATGCGAAAGAGCTTCGTCTCGGTCTCGCGCAGATCCACCGGCGCGCCGGTCATGACCGCCGATGGCTCAAGCGCGTCACGCACAGCAACGGCGAGGTCTTCGACGCCCCTGTCGGTCTGGTGCCAGCAATCGATTTGCACCGTGCAACGGTCAGCCAGCGGAAGCTCGCTCAGCGTGTTCTCGGGAACGCCTGAGACCATGAACCACGTGACGTAGGGGCGCTCGATGTCCTGCGGCGCGATGCCGTGGCGATAGATGCGAGGCGACTCGCTGCCGGTCTGGACGATCGCCCTCACCGCTGCCGATTGCTTCAGCAGCGCGAAGACGGGTGGCAACATCTACTTCGCCAGGCGGCTGAGGATGGTGGCAAGCTGCGAATGCAGCTCGTACTCGACGGTCTGAATTGCTTCCCGCGCCGACGACTTGAATGCGGCGCGGATGAAGGGACGCGCTGGCTGGTGGCTGCTTCCATACTCGAGCAGCTGCGCGACCTTGAGGGTCGAGACGGGCCTCTTGCCCCGGCGCGCGTACACCTTCTTCTTCACGCGCACGAGATAACGCTCGCCTTTCCCGGTGAAGGGCGGCTGGCCACGCGTGACGATGAGGCTGCCCTCGAGCAGCCCCGTCGGCTCTGCGTAGCCCTTCGCGCGGTCCTCGCTGATGATGGCGTTGAGGTTCGCCTTCTCGGCCTGAAGGATGACCAACGCGCCCTTTCTCAGCGCCTTCTTGACCGGGCCGCCGCGTTTGCTGACGATCTCCGCCGGCAGGCTCTTCAGAAGGTCGATCACGCCCTCCATGTGCAGCTGCATCGTCACCGCGGCCATCTGTACCGCCTGAACGCGAAGCTGGCGATGCTTTCCCGGCCGGCCTCGGTCTCGAATGCCGACTGCTCGAGCAGCCGGAAGCCATGCATGTCCATCCACTCGACGAAGCCCGGCGCCGTCCAATACTGGAGATGTTCGCCGGGGCGATAGTGCTTCGATGCGCGGATGGACGCGAGGTCGTCGAAGACCGGGATGCTGGCGAAGACGTAGCTGCCGAGATGCGTCTGGTCGAGGTAGAGCGCCGGGGTCTCGACGTGCTCCAGAACGTCCCAGAAGGTCAGGCCGGCGGCTCCTTCCAGGCTCGCGCGCCAGCGGTCGTTTGCCTTCAGCCACTCGATGGCGAGCGGGTTGATGTCATGCCCGAACGTGCGGCCGCCGCGGCGTCGGATGAACTCGCCCGAGCCGATGCCGACATCGATGACGACATTGCCGCCGACGTGCCGGTTGACGAGTTCGACGCGCCCGGCGTTGATGCGCTCGCCGATCGCGAGGTCGTCGTAGCCGCGGCACTTCTCGAAGTAGGCGCCGTCGTAGCTGCGCACGTCGGCGCGGTCGGCCTGCCAGGCGACGCCATGCCGGCGGCAAAGCATCAGGTCGCGATCGAACTCGGCGGGGAAGGCCGAGATGAACCTATCCACGGCGCCACCCGACGACGGCGAAGCTCCAGGCCAGGTCGCGGTCTCCGTGGATCACGTCGACGAAGCCCAAGTCGGCGAGCAGTCGCGCCGCCTCTTCGGGCCGCCACGAGTGCAGGTGCTTGCGGCAATGCTGGGGGCGCCAATAGGCCATGTCCGGGTGCGGCAGGTAGAGGAAGAGCACGCCGCTCGGGCGCAGCCGAGACTGCCAGTGCTCGAGCGCGGCGACCGGATTGCTCAGGTGCTCCAGGCAGTGGCTGGAAAAGACGAAGTCGAAGAGCCCGTGCGGCAACTCGAGCGCGTCGCCGCCCTCCTGGATGTCGACCGAGACGGCCCCGGGCAGAGGCCACTTGCCGGCACCGACATCCAGGCCATGCCCGAGGCAGAACTTGAGCGCCGTCGGCGCGATGAACTGGCAGGCGTTGCCATGCTTGAGGTAGTCGGGATAGCGGCCGCCTTCGAACTCGTACAGCATCACGCCGCCGCCTTCATCTGCTCGGCCAGGGCGTCGTCGAGCCGGATCGGATGCCGGTCGAGGTTGGCGGCGAGCCAGGCCCTTTCGGCGCGGGGCACGTGGCCGATCGGATCGGCGTCGTTCTTGCGCCGCCACTTCTCGTCGACGTTGTGCACGCCTGAGGCGAAGAAGTCGAAGCCGGTCAGGTACAGGCTCTTCGGCTCAAACGAGAGGATGTCGAGGATGGCCGAGAAGCCCGTCGTCGGCACATGGCCGCCGAGCAAGTCGAAGTGCGCGCGGAAATCGACAAGCGACGGAACGAAGGTGTCGCAGAACCAGAAGTTCGCGCGGGCTTGGTAGATGCCGCGAAAGTCGACGCCGTTCATCTTCCCGTTTCGGCGGTGCCATGCCGACTCGATGAACTGCGCGTCGGGGCACTTGCACATGCACAGCTTCACGCCGTCTCGCTTGAGCTCGTCGGCGGTCTTCTTGATCGAGACGCCGAAGAAGCTGTAGAAGACATCGACCCGCTTGCCGGTCTCGGGGAAGAGCTTGTAGTTGTTCACGCGCACGACGAGATCGTGCGAATCGATGAAGCCCGAGCGGTTGCCCATGACGCCGGGGCCGCTGCCGACGAGCGCAACGTGCTTGCCGGCGAACATGGCGCGGGCCTGCTCGCGGTCGATGAAGGCCGGGCTGGCCTGCGCCTCGTCGATCACGTATTGCGAGGTCGGCATGTGCAGCACCTTCTGGGGCGTGATCTGGCGGACGTAGACCTGCCGCGCGTTCAAGCCGCGCCTGGACCAGACGAACATCGCCGGCCGGCCGAAGGACTCGGCCAGCGGCACGAGGAAGGACGGGTAGCCGAGAAAGCAATCGGCAGCCGAGGCAACGTCGATGAGCTCGGCAACGCTTGTGCGGTTCGCGAGGTCGATGTCCACGCCCTGGAGGTCGAAGAGCGATGTGCCGGCTCCCACCTGAACGATCGTGTGGGTCGGCTTCAGCTCGTTCAGCAGGCGCTGGATGACGCGGCAATCGGGCAGCACCTCGGCGCCGAAGCCGTCGGTGCGGCCCATCGGCGCGCGGGGCAGCTGCACGACGGCAATCGGTCTGCCGGCGGCGCGAAGGCGCGCGACGAGCGCCGGATTGGTCACCTCCCAGTCGTCGATGCCGAGCCGCACCGGCTCTTTCAGGCCGGCCGATAGGCAGCAGTCCTCGAACTGGGTCGTGCCGATGGCGCCCTTGCGGCTCGCGTAGTGCGCCGTGATGTCGACCTGCCGCGAGAAGGGGGCGACTTCGACATCCAGCCCTCGGAACACGTCCGGCCAGTCGCTGCGCACCTTCAGGCGCTGCCCGCTCCGCAGGAAGTGCGCGACGATGGCGCGTAGGTAGAGCGAGTCGCCCAGGCCCTTGCCGGCGCGGATGCTCTTCACGCGGCCATCCTTTCCGGCGTGGCCTGCAGGGCGAGCCCGAGGCCCGCCCGGGGGAAGCACGTCAGGGCCGTTTCGCGGCTGGCGTTGAGCACGTCGCAGCCGACGCGCCGGGCTTCCTTGGCGAGTGCCTGGAACTTGGCCGGCCATTTCGGCATCGAGCCGCCGTTGCCGAGCGTCGCGGGGTGGTCGCCATGCCAATGCACCTTGCCGCCGGTGCGCTGGCAGTCGAAGCCGAGGAGCACGACGCGCGCCGCGCCGGCGGCAATGGCGATGCCGACGATGTCGACGCCCGAGTTGTAGCGCGTCGCGTACCAGCCGCAGCCGGTGATCGGCTCGGCGCCGTACGCGCGGGCGCCCCAGAGACTCGCCAGGCGCCGCCCGGTGCATGTGCGCGCGACTTCGGCGCCGTAGTGCAGCCACCATTTCGAGTCGTGGCCGTAGACGATGGCCGCCCAAGGCGCCATCCGAAAGGTGGTGTTCGTCACCAGCGTGGGGACGCCCGAGGCGCGGACGACTTCACAGTCTTCGGCGGTCAGGCTCGGGCCGCTCGCCAGGCACGCGACGGTCAGGCCCTCCCAGGCCGGCTTGGCGGCGGTCTTCATCCTTCGTTGACCCCCGACGAGCAGAGCAGCGTGACGAAGCGGACCCGGCTGTCGGGGTCCGGGATGACGGCTTCGATATTGAAGATGGTGGGCCCGAGCGTCGCACGCATCCGCGGCGCGAATCCGGGCCGATAGCTGACGCGGATGCGCGTCGAGACCTTCGACTGCACGGCCTGCGCGGCGATCAACTCGCGGCCGGACAGCGCGACGACCTCGGCCGGCAGCCGCGAGTTCACGGCGAAGGCCGGCGCCCAGGACTCGACTTGCTCGCCGTCGGAGTCGAGATCCACGACCAGCGTCTCGAACGTCAGCCAGTGGCGCAGCGCACCGGACGGAATGCCGCGGCTCATGCCATGCCCAGAAGGACGCGCTTCGGGCGCAGCAGGTTCGAGAAGCCGAGCGGGATGGAGGCGAGCGCCTTGTCGCTTGCCTCTTCGCGGTTGAGATAGAAGTGGCCCACGGCCAGGAGCAGCGCCCGCCGAATGGCGCCGGGAAGCGGCTGCGCGCCGGCGTAGTTGGAGTCGGCATAGGTGTCGGTGCAGTAGCCCGCGCGAAAGCGCACCTTGACGGCGCCGGGCGCACGCTGCACGGCCGGCCACGTGCCGATGGGAAGCAGCCGCGCCGGCGCGCGATAGTCGTCGAGCAGGAAGTCGGTGCCCTCGTCCATCTCGCCGTCGCTGCCGGCGTCGGTCGCGAGCACCGCGTCGATGCCGACGAGCGGCGGCCGCGGGATCTCGATGGCCGCGCGCCCGCGGTGCTCGGGGTTCCACGGGAAACCGTCGAGCGCCATCTCGTAGGTGCGCAAGGCGATGGAAAGACCGGTGAAGGCCTCGGCCTGGTCGATGGCATCCTCGAGGAAGTCGAGGAGCTGCGCATCGGCCGGGTGCGATTGGACGCCGTCGCTGTCCTCGTCGATCGCGACGATGTCGCACTGCGCGCGCAGGGTCTCGATGGGCAGCATCGGGCCCGGGACGGTCGAGACGACCTTGACGCCGGGGAGCAGACCGAAGCTCATGAACGGTGGGGCTCGTCGTCGCCGCGAAGATCGCGGCCGTCCCGGCCGCGCTTGACGGCGAGGCGCCAGTCCTTCGCGGCGCCGCCGGGTGATTCGCTGGTGTCGCGCGCCGCGTGCCAAAGCGAACCGGCATAGGTGACGGTGTCGCCCTCCTCGTAGGCCTTGCCCGCGGCGTAGATGCCGCGGTAGATCGGGATGCCCGACATGCGCACCTCGCAGCTCTTCGCGCGGCCGCCGCCGGAAAGGGTCAGGACCAGAGTGCGGCCGTCCTTGAGGTCGAGCGACAGGTCTTCGAAGCTCAGGCCGTCGACGCCGTCTTTCGGGGCCGGCATGCGATCGATGGCGCGCTGCAGCACATCGGCGGCGCGGCGCTCGAGGTCGAGAAGCGAGCGCGCGACCTCGCCCTCGAGAACGGCGCGGACGTCTTCGATCGAGACGCTGCGGCCGTCCGCGCCGGGCTCACCCTTTTCGCCCGGTCGACCGTCCTGCCCAGGCGCGCCTGGCTCGCCGGGCTCGCCGCGTTCGCCCTTGGCGCCGGCCAGCCCTTCCGCGCCATCCTTGCCGTCGGCGCCGGCATCGCCCTTCTCGCCCCTTTCGCCCTTCTCGCCGGGGACGCCCGCCTCGCCGTCGCGCCCGGGCTCGCCAGGGTCGCCCTTGGGCCCGGGCTCGCCTTTCTCTCCGCGCTCGCCCGGCTCGCCCTTCTCGCCGTCCTCGCCATCGCGCCCTGCTGCGCCTGGCTCGCCCTTCGACCCGGCATCGCCTTTCTCTCCCGGCTCGCCCTTCTCTCCGCGAGCGCCGGCCGCACCTGGCGCGCCCGGCTCGCCGTTCTCTCCGCGCTGGCCGTCGAGGCCACGTTCGCCCGGCACGCCGCGTTCGCCGGGCGCGCCGTCGGCGCCACGCTCGCCGTCCTGGCCGCGCTCGCCGGGGTCGCCCTTCTCGGCCTTGCGCGCCTCGAGCGCGTCGACGCGAGCAAGGATCGGCCCGGTCGCTCGGCTGACGAAGTCGCGCACCTGGGCGACGATGAGCTCGCCGACGGCCTTTGGGTCAAGCATGGGCGAGTCCCTTCTGCACGGTGTTCAGCAACGTCAGCATGTCGCCGGCAGAGGCCAGCGCCTTCGATGCCGCATCGGCGCCCTCGTCGTCGTTCGCCGCCGGCGGCTTGCCGGCGCCTGGCGCGGCCGAAGCAAAGGGATCGTCCTTCGCATCGCGCTTGGCAAGCGCCTCGAGCGAGTAGTTCTGCTGCTGCAGCATCGGCGAATCCCCGCCGCGCGCGGCCGCCATGTTGCGCATGGCCCGCGCTTCGTTCGGCGCCAGCCAGCCGCCCTTGATCGAGTCGTTGAGCGTGCTGATCTGCGCGGCGGTATCCATGCGCACGAGGTCGTCGATGTCGAAGTGCACGCGAAGCGACCGTTTGCCGCCGATCGCATCGAGCCCCAGGCCCTCGGTCAGCAGCGACTCGATCGCCGTCATCAGCACCTGGATGCAGTCCGAGTGGTAGATCTGGTTCAGGTCTTCGAACGTCGTGCGCTGCGGGATGTCCTTCACGTGCACCTTGTAGGGGGGCACGTGGAACGCCGAGCAGATCATCATGGCCGACAGCTCGGCCTGCTCGGCCATCTGCGCGTCGACGGCGGTGACCGACATCTGCTCGTACTTGAGCCCGTCGCCGAGCACGGCGACCTTGCCGACCTTGTCTCCGCCGTAGTTGCTTTCCCACTCGCGCTTGAGGCGCCCTGCGGTCTCGTCGCTGATGGATTCGGGCGCCGTCAGGACGCCGCTCGGCCGGCTCATGTTGGCGAAGAACCTCGCCGAGTTCTGCTGGATTTTCAGGCCCTGCGTCGCCGCCAGGCCGGCCGCGAAGATCGGCGAGAGACCCACGAGCGGATGGAAGATGCACCACATCCGGTCGTGGATGACCTCGGCTGCCGGCGCGGCGGGAAGGCCGACCGGCACCTGCGCCAGCTCGTCGTCTTGCAACTGGTAGTACACGTCCCCGGACGCGGCGAGAAGTGGCGTGACGCGCCGCGGGTCGAGCACGTGCATGGCCGTGACGACGCCGCGGCCGTCGCGCTCCTTCAGGACGTAGGCGTTGCCGCGGGAGAGCTTGGAGAAGATCCAGCTTTCGACGAACTTCTGCCAGGTCTGGTAGCCGTTGGGCTTGCGCAGAACCGGGCTGAAGGCGGGAATCTGCTTGACCTGCCAGATGCCGCCGTCGAGCTCCTGGAGGTCGACGCTCATCTTACCCATGTCGCCCGCGATGAGCGTCATGCAGGCGAAGATCGTCCAGTTGGCGATGATCGAGTCGTGCGGCAGATTGATGTCGCGCTGCCAGTCGCCGAGCTCGCGGTCGCCGAAGAGCGTGAGCCAGCCGCGGTCGGAAACGCCGTGGAGCGCGGTAGGTGCGGCCTTGCGAGCCACGGCCGAGCGCATGGCCGAGAAGACGCTCATCGCCCGATCAGCCACGTGCGATGCCGATCATGAGGAAGACCGCGCCGAGAAGCCCGATCGCGCCGGCGGCGACAAGCGTCCACGCCTGGCCGGCGAGCAGATAGACCCCATCCAGCAGCAGCCCCGAGCCGCCGAGAACGAGAACGAGCAGCCAGACCTGGGCCGAGCCGAGAAGCGCGAGCAGCGCGCGCAGCGCGGCGGCCGCGCCCTTGGAAAGGGTCTTCATTCGTCCGACGCGTCGTCCGCGTCGAGCAGCTGCGCTGGCTCTTCCGCGGCCGCCTCGCTCTTGGTTTCGAGCGCCTCGGGCACGTCGGCGACGAGCGCGCGCGTGTCGTAGATGCCTTTGCGCGGCCTGCCCGGCGCCTTCCTGGGCGCCGGCGCCTCGGCCGGTGCGTCCTTGGCATTGCCGATGGCGACCATGAGCCGGCGATGAACCTCGCCTTGCGGCTCGTACTTGTCGCCGGGGCGCATGAGCTTGCCGGCGTAACGATGGGTCTTGGTGGCAACGAGCATCCGCGAGCTCCTTCAGGGAAAGGCCCGGCCGCCTTTCGACGCCGGGTGCCTGCAGGTCAGCCGACCGATCAGCTGACGACGCCGCCGTATTCAGCGTTCGACAGGACCGCGACCGCCGACGCGCGACGCTTGGCGAAGTTGATTCGCCGGACGCACTTGAAGCCGATCGACTCCTCCTGCCACAGCGAGACCATGTGCGCCGAGGCCGCCACCGGCGTGTCGGTCGCGCCGGTGGGCGAGTCGTCCTGCTCGACCATGGCGCTGTCGCTCATCGAGATCTGCACGCCGCTGTCGCCGATCTTCCAGATGTCGGACGGCTTCAGCAGGATCCAGTCGCCGGGCGTGACGTTGTCGCCGGTGAAGACGGGGTCGCCGAGCAGCGTGCCGCCGTTCGCGTTCAGGCCCACGAACTCGGGCTGCCCGAGCGCGTTGACGAGGAGCGCGAGCGCCTTGGCCATCGACGGCGTCATGATCTGCACCAGGCCCGAGGCGTTCTTCGCCGCCAGGAAGCCGGCGTAGAGCGACATCATGTCGGCCCGGACCGCCGCCGCGTCGCTGCCCGACGGCGCCAACGCGGACAGGCCGTTCAGGATGCCGGCAGGCGATACGCCGGAGCTGGCAGCCGCGGCCGACAGGAAGGTCGTATCGACGCGCTGGGCGCTGGCCTGGCCGATGCTGTCGCGGATGTAGAGCTCGGCCGACGGGTCGGAATCGGCGATCAGCTCTTTCGAGCAGACCGCGATCGCGCCGACCTTGAGCGGCGTCAGCTCGACATCGCTGAAGTCGGGCTTGGAGACGGGAATCGCCTTCGACTCGCCGACCCAGTAGCCGGTCGCCGCGCCGTCCTGGCCCTTGATGTGCACGCGCGCCGGGATGGGACGCAGCGGCAGCCGGTCGAACACCGTGAGCGAGTAGAGGTACTCGACGAAGTCGCCGACATAGCGCGCGTCGCTTTGCGCCAGCTCGGCGCCCCACTCACCCGAGCCCGTGCCGCCGCCGGCCACGCCGGCCTTGATGTAGCGGACGAGGTTCGGGTGCGTCTTGCCCCAGCGGCGCTCAGCCCACTCGCCGGCGTTGAGGAAGTTGCCTTCCTTCATGGCGACGAACGCCGCGGCTTTGGCCATGGCGAAGCGCGTGAGCGACTGGCCCTTGAACTTGTCCTCGGGGTCTTCCTTGCGCACGATGATCGTCGCGCCGCGCGTCTGCGTCGCGCCGTCGCTGCTCGAGCCGTCGAAGCTCTTGGCGCCGGCGGAATTCGTGGCGTGGAAGCGGGCGACGCGGATGTCCGTGTCGAGCTTCTTCACCTCGGCGTCGAGCCGGTCGAACTCGGCGCCCTCTTCGTCGGTGGTCTCGTGGCCGTCGGTCTTGAAGAGCTCGGTGAGCTCCTTCATGCGGGCGACGGCGGTTTCGCGCTCTTCGCGCATCTGGGCGATGGTTTTCATTGCTGTGCCTTTCGGGCTTCGGTTGGGGGGATTGCCCGAAGCGCCGGGCGAGAAGCGACCACGCGCCGATTTGCCAATCGCGGCATGCAGCGAGTCATCGAATGATTTGCGGCCGGTGATGACGGCCTCGGGGTTCGCTGGGATCGTGACGAGCGAAAGCTCGAGCCACTCCCACTCGTTGAACATCCATCCCCCGCCGGGGATGGCTTCCATCTTTTCGTAGTCAGGATTGAAGCCGATCGATACGGCGCCGATGAGCCTGTATTGAAGCGAATGGATCGCCTCGTTGACACGGTTCTGCACCGTGCCGGCCTCTTTCACCTTCGGCAGATCCGCCTCGAACGGAATCCCCGCCTTCGTCGCCTTCGCGAACGTCACCTGCCCGACGGGAAGGACCGAGTCGTGATAGAGGAGCAGCGGCATCGGCGTCTGGAACTTCGCGCCGAGCGGATTGACCTTGTCGCCGACGCGGTCCGTCGTCGGAGTCGTCGCGATTCCGCTGATGGACCAGGACTCGCCGTTCTCGACTACTTCCTTGATCGACAGCGCTGCGAATGCCCTCTGCTTGCCGGGGCGAGCTTCTTTCGCGAGCATGGATTGCCCCCTTTTCAGGCGAAGAACATCTGGTACTGCCGCTTGCGAGGCTTCGGGTTCAGTGCCATGAGCGCGGCGGCATCGAAGAGGGACATGAGCGGGTCGATCTTTCCCGTCGCGGTCGCCTTCGTGATCGCGATCGCGTTCCCGCGCGGCTCGGCCCTCGCGTTGCCGACGGCGTAGGCCATGAGGCGGCTGCCGCCGTGCACGAGGTTGCCCTCGCTCAGTTTTCTCTCGGTCGTGAGAATCGCCCCCTGCAACTTCCAGCCCTGCGGAACGCCGATCACGCGCTCGAGCTTGATCCCCCGCTCGGTGATGGCATCGACGATCGCACCGATGCCCGCCTGGTCGACGCCGATGTCGCCGAGCAGCCCCGCGTCTTCGACGCGCTTGAGCCAGTCGGCGAGCTCCTGCACGTCGTCATCCGTGCCCTCGGCGATGATGGTCAGGTCGCCGTCGTTCTGGAAATCGCGAAAGCGCGGCGCCTGGTCCTTGCGGCGATCGAGCACGATCGGATGCGCCCAGGAATGGCCCCAGTGCAGCCAGCGCTTGGTCTCTTCCTCGCGGCCGACGAGCGAGAGGCTCAGCAGGTCGTCGAGGCCGCCGCCGTCGACGCCGGCGACGACGACGTCGCACTTCGTCAGCAGATCGTCGAACGTCACACCCCCGTCTGCCTGCAACCAGAAGTCCGCGCCCGTCCAGCGGCTCGCATGCAGCGCCAGGCCGATCTGCACGTTCAGATGCTGCGACGCCCAGGCCCGAAACTCCGCGGCGCTCGTGCGCTCGGCCGTCTCCGCCTCTTCGACGAGGCGCGAAATCGAGATCGACCGGCCGGCATTGGGCGTGACCATCGGCCAGTTGCCAGGCTCGCGCCATTCGCCCGACTCGCCCTGCATCTCCTCCGGGAACTCGTACAGGACCGGCAACATCGCGCCCTCGCGCTTGCCGTCGCGGATCTCGCGCGCCTTCAGCAGCTCGTCGGCGAAGACGCCGGCCGGCGGCTCCTCGCTTTGCGTCGTGATGAAGGCGAGAAACGCCTCCGGGAACGGCAGCATGCCGCCGCGCAGCTGGCGGATCGCGCTCGCCGCCTTCGTCATCTTCGCCACGACGTGCAGCTCGTCGATGAGCACGGCGACTGGCTTTTGCCCGGTGAGCGCGGCCGGATCGAACGACATGATCTGCAACTCGGCCTTCGTCTGCCTGTCGACGATGGTCTTCAGGTGCTCGCGGATATGCAGGCGCTTTTCGAGCACCGGATCGAGCCTGATCGCGCCGGCGGCCGCGTCGAAGGCGAGCTGCGCCACGTCCTGCACGGGCGCGGTCATGATGAGCGAGGCGTGCGGCCGCTCGTTGAGCAGCAGCGCGGTCAGCATCATCAGCGCGCCGTTCGTCGTCTTCGAGTTCTTCTTCGGCACGAGCAGCAGCAGCTCGCGGATCATTCGCTGCCGGGTCTCGGGGTCGAGCGAGCCGAAGAGCGCCCGCACCACGTCGCGGAACCAATCCCCGCCGGCATCGCCGAACGTGGGCGTGCCGGGCACGTCGGCCAGGCGCAGCTTGTTCAGGATCGCCACCGCCCTGTCGCCCGCCTTGCGGTCGATCGGCAGGTCGGGCACGAGCGTGCGGCCGGCCTTCAGCCTCGCCGCCCAGTCCGGACAGGCGAGGCGCCAGGGCTCCATCGCCGGTCTACTGCGGGACGGCCGACGGGCCGATCAGGCCGGCCCAGTCGGTGCCCTCGTGGGCGACCATTGCATCGGCCTCGGCCCGAGCTTTCTTCCCCTCCGGCTCGCTCCTGGCCGGCTTGCGGTCCTCCGGCGGTTCCAGCGGCGGTGGTGCGATGCCGGGCATGCCCGACAGGTACTGCTTGGCCGCCGAGACATTGCCGCGCTTGGCCGCCGCGTGCATGCCCTTGAGCGCCTCGATCCGCTTGGCGTAGGCGCCGCGGCTCAGCTCTTCCTCGAAATGCTTGACGAGCGTCGGGCGCGTGATGCCCATCCCGATCGCGATCTCCTCGTGGCTCATGCCGCCGCCGGCGGCGATCGCCACGGTCTTGCGCTGCCCGGCCGTCGGCTTGAATGGCGGCCGGCCACGGCCACGAGGCGAATCGGTTTTCGCGGCGGTCAAAAAAAACCTCTCGGTGGG